TCTTTTTCTTTTTAGTTTTTTTTTTCAGTGATATATTATTGGTATGGATGCGGTTAGAATAATCCAACTAATATCTCTTTTAATCCTCAACTTATCAAAAGGTCTTTTATGATTAATTCTCTTTTTCACCACGCTTGAACGTTTATTTTCTTCATCGCAAACAATTGAGTTCAATCTCAAATGGTTGACTGAAGATGGTCTCAACGGATTTGCTGAAGGTGAACATGCTGCTGTATTGGAAAGCGGAGAAGTACGTAACTGCACTATTGCGGAAGGTAAACGTTATGTCTTTATAGGTTATGGAATAAAAGGTGAGAAAAAGACAAGTTTATTTTTTGACCATCGTGGTTTTTAAGGAAGGAGCCTAGGCTCCTTCCTTATTATGATTTTCTTTTTTTGTTTAGACAGGTTAATTATCTGAACTAACAAGGACTTTTGTGGTAGAACAATTAATTAACCCGTTCCTAAAAGATAGTAACAGTTATAAAAGGGATATTAACCCACTGAAGCACTACGTATACCAATGTGCTTACTATCTTCACGTAATGACAACTCAACCATTTGAGGATTGCAGTAACTGGATTAAGAAAAAGATCAAGACTAACAGTTTTGAAGGCTTTAATGACCCCGTAGTCGAGTATCTCTTACGAGGTGACAATTACGACCGTGAATTGGTGAAACAGCCTCTAACTAAGCTTATTGCAGACATTATGAAAAATAATGAAATCATGGCTCCATCCATGACTACTTATAAAAACATCGGTGCTGAGAAATCTCTTCTCTCTGTTAGTATTGAAGTTAATGTTAAAAAGCGTGGTGTTGCTAAGAAAAAGATGTTTGCTCACGAAGCAGAACAAGTTATTGCTAAGAAAAAGAATGATAAAGCTAAAGCAGCTGAAGAATATACCAAGTGGTTCTTCTCTGAGAAAACACAAGCGGCTGTAAAGATATCTAACAATTCTATTTCTGGTATGCACAACAGTGCAGCCAATCCACTCTTTAATCCAAGTTCACATTCTTCATTGACTTCTAATTGTCGTATTACTACAGGTTATGGAAATGCTAACAATGAAAAACTGTTGACTGGTAATCGTCATTACTGGGATGCTAATGTTACTTTAGCAAACATTATCTCTATTGTTGCTCATAGTGACTATAAAAAAATAGATGCTTTTATTAAGAAAAATAACTTCTATCTCCCAACAGCTACTGAAACAATGGAAGTAATTGAGTACTCTACAAAGATGTACTGGAGAAATTCTGTTGAACGTAGTAAAATCTTTAACTTTATTAATAAACTCTCACCTCTTCAACGTGCAGCTTTTGTTTATACTGGTGACTTGTTTCATGTACGTAAATTCAATGAAGAATACGTAAAGTATTTCATTAAACAACTTATCGTTAAAGTTGAAGATACAACGCATCGTACAAGAAACGACATCAAAGCTTTGTTTGAAGATCATGTTGTGTGGGCTCACCACATCTGTGCTTCTGAAATGAAAGGTCGTGGTAAGAACTACGATGAGATCGAAGGGACACCAGTCTTAGCTACTCTGTATAGTACTGCCGCTAGTATCGGACATACACTGCATGATTACCGTGAGTTTATAGATACGTTCTTGATGACTGACAATATTCCAGCAAGCGTTGGACATTTTCCTGATTCAATTCGTAGGTCTGCTTTAATCTCTGATACTGACTCAACTATTTTTACTGTTCAAGAATGGCAACAATGGTATTGTGGTTCTTTATCTTTTGATGATGAAGCTATTTCAGTAGCTTCAACCATGATAGCTTTAGCTAGTCAATCTATCGGTCACGTCTTATCTGTTATGTCTACCAATGCTGGTATTGATAAATCGATGATTAGACGCATTATGATGAAGAATGAATACTACTTCCCAGTTGGGGTTCCGACACGCGTAGCTAAGCATTACTTCGCTGCAAATATGATTCAGGAAGGTAACGTTAAAGAGAAGCTTGAGTATGAAATCAAAGGTGTTCACCTTAAGAGTTCTAACGCTCCTCCTTTTGTTAATGTTGAAGCTAAACGTTTAATGATGGAGATCATTGAGACCATTATGAAGGGTGAGAAGATATCTTTAGTGAAGATACTTAAAGATATCACCACCATGGAGAATCGTGTTATGACCAGCTTACTTAAAGGAGAAGGTACATTCTTTAGAAGCGGTCAGATACAAACACTCAATAGTTACAAAGCTGCTGAGACTCCTGAGAAGACAAATTACTTCCAATACATGATCTGGAATGAAGTGTTTGCTCCTAAGTATGGAAACATTGAACCTCCTCCTTATGCGGTTTATAAACTCAGTACTGCAATTAACTCTCCTACTTTGACTGATGCTTGGTTGAACGATATGGTGGACCAAGAGTTAGCTGAACGTATGCGTGTTTTCATGAAGAAGCATTGTCGTAAGAACTTTGGTACTTTCTGGATTCCTAAGTCGTTCATTAACCAATATGGATTACCTTTGGAGATGCAGGATGCTATTGGTGCTAGACACATGGTAGCTGGTGTTTGTAAGGTGTTTTACATCATCTTAGAAACTCTTGGTTATTATGGTTTGAATGACAAAGAAACCAACATGTGTATGGATTATTACGAATCACATGAAATGCCAGCTGAACTTACTCTTCCTCCAGCAATTGTTTTCAACGAGGAAGACACTGAGGATGAAGATGAGGGTTTAGACGATATGTAATTTATCAAACTGTTTAGTCGTCTCAGTACAAAAAAGACGGCACCAATAACTTTGAAAGACAAAACATGGAAAATACATCTGTAACTAATACACCAAACACCAAAATGGAAGTTACTATTACAAAAACTTTACATAACTCTGATGTTTCTGGAGCTCGTGTAAACGTACCTGACATCAATGTGGTAGGAAACGGTGATATGTTTCGTTTGTTGTGTAAAGCATCTTCACAAAAAGAAGGTTGGATGAAAAGCACTAAAGCCATGGAAGTACCTGGAGGCTGCGTTGTTCAAGTGACAACACAACAAAAGAACTTGGATGGTAGTTATGCTGTGGCTGAGGCACTGACGTATGTCCCAGGTGTTAAGATTACAGACGATAGTAACAGTGGACGTAAGTTGGTTGCTATCAAATAACAAAAAATAAGAATGACGCATACCTCCATGGACTCAAAGGTCCATGGAGGTAACTATGTTTTTATATCTTACAAAGAAGACGTAGACGTATCATTTCTGCTTCTATGTCTCTAACAAGTTCTTTATCTGGAACTTGCTCTAGACCATTAGCTTGTTCAAACCAATCGTAAACTTTCTTAATGTGATTGATCTGTAATCTACTTTGTTTGCTACCGTGACTTGGGTTAACAGTAAATAGAAACATGATAAGTTTAAGTCTGGCAATAATCTCAGTCCAGACTTCTTGTCTTGTTGGTGTGTTCTCGGGTAGAACTGAAAGCTCTAATAAGTTTTGTTTACTTACTAGTGGTACTTCTCTCATCATTGTGTAGAAGTCACGATCATTCTCTTGCAACATCCTTTTAACTTTTACTAAACTCTTATCGACTTTGTCAACATAATCAATAAGAACAAAGGCATGTCTATATAAAGGTACTCCCATTGGAGCGCCTTCTACTAAGTTATTGAGTCTATTAAAAATAGCAATATCTAGTTGAGAAGAGAGCATGTTAGGCAAAACATACTTGTGAACGAAAACACTGGTAGAGAAAGGACCACCATCTGAATCGTAAATTGCTTTCTGTTCTTTAAGCCAGCAACGATACTGAACTAACAGAGCAGGAACATTAACAGCGATGACACTGTAACCATCTTCAGAAGAATAAGCTTTACCATTAGCTAATAGAAGAGACAAATCACTCTTAGGATGGTCTAGGAACTTGACAGCTTCAATGTCCTCCCAGTTGGCCTCTAAGTCGACAGGATTGATATAGTCATCACAAGCAACAATGATTTCTTTAGAACCTTCACCAAAGAAAGTTCCTTTAAAAACATCTCCTCTATTAACAGAACTACTAAAGCCAAATGTACTAGTAAGACGAATGCCTTGCGATTGAACTTGACTATAGAAACTCTCTATGTCACCTGTTATGGAAACAGCTGCGCTATTTAAAAACCTAACTAACAAATGGTTACTCTTAACGGCAAAGTTACGACTACGGTAATAAGATACAGCAGTACTAATATTTCTTTGTAAACCTGAACGTATATAACGCCAACCAGGATCTACAACCAAACCTACTTTAGGTCCAGCAAACGTGTTGAATAAATTTTGCATCTTGACTCTTTTTAAATGGTAAGTATTCTTAACACAAGATCTCTACATTGTATAAAATGTAAATTTTGATTGTATTATCTATATACTATGTAGAAGTAATTCACAACATCTTTCACTCACGTGATTGATAAGCGCTATGTCGTGTTGTATGCTTCTTGGTATATGGTATATCTGAATATTTGCTTTAACAATACTTAATTCAAAATAAAGACAGCCATATATCATACATGTGAGCCCAAGATACTCTTTGGTTCTTTCTCGTAACTTTGTCTCATAAAAAAGGAAAGACAAATCATGACTTTTGCACGTTCTACTACTTCTGGCGCTAGCGGTATCCCAGCTGTTCCAAGCCCTATCCGTGGTTTCTCTAACACTTCACCTGAGTTCGATGCTGAAACGCTGAAGGCTACACAAAAGGTTGACGACACACAAAGTCGTATGCAACGTAGTATCTTTGGCCAGCGTACTTCTGGTTCTTTGTCTCGCCAAACTGGCACCGTTCGCCTGAACGACTTGTACGAACGTTCTGTCAAGATGTTCAAGCTGGCCGAAGTGAACAACGCCACTTTGAAGTTCTCCGCTGTCAAGCTGGATCACGTTTCCCACAATGTGTTCTTGCCTGCTGTTCTGGTTGTTGGTCGCTCTTCTGCACAGCCTGAAGTCGCCTATGTTTACTCGCTGCTGATCGAACGTGAAGACGCTATCGAACCAGAAGTGCGTACACAACAAGGTGGTTACAAGACTGTGATCCCAGTGGTATCTGGTACTGCATGGGACAAGAAGTATGTTGAAGCAGTTCAACGTGCTGTCTCCACAGCTATCGGTGTTGCTGTTGAAAACGTGGTGACTGTTTCTGCTTGCGTGGTTCCCAAGGATCTGGAATTGGGTACTGGTACTGACAACAGCATGCAAAGCAAGGGTCTGGAAGATCTGTTGTTCAATGCAGGTTACGCCATCAACACCCGCATCATGGATGACAATGGTAAAAACAGCGGTTTCGTTCTGGCAGCTACTGCTTCCAACGAAGTCATGACTGTTGAGCCACGTTTCAACCGTGAACTGACCAAGGACTTGGCTGGCCGTGAAAAGCGTGCTGACGTGAAACTGACTTTCAGCCTGAAGCGTCAAAACACCAAGAGCAGCTCGCTGAATGGTTCTGCTGACGTTGACAATGTGTTTGGTAATCTGGCAGGTTACATTGACTTCATCTCGGTTGCTACCGAAGGACAAGTCAACAGCGGTTGGGGCACTACAACCCAAGTCGTCCAGAAGTTCTCTCCTTTGTTCGTCGTGACTTCGATGTTCACTGAAGAAGCTGGTTCCTTGCCAGCTCACCTAGCAATGTTGCTGGCTACTGCTACCATGGCTAATGGCGATGAATGGGTCAATTCGATCTACGAACGTCACCAAGCTTCCAAGCGTAGTGGTGAAAGCATCGACATCGGCGAAATCGGTGGTCTGAACATGGAAGTGAACCTGCCACAGTACCGTCCACAAGACGCACAAGGCATCAACACTGCTTTCGGTCCTATCGTTGATACCCGTATCGCTGACTTCGATCGCAACAAGTACATCGCTTTGGTTCAGCAACTGTGCCGCCAAGACATGTTCATCGCTATCGATGCACCTAACGTTGGCGCTGAAAGCTGGTACACAGATGCGTTCCGTGCTAGCGCAAGCAACACTGACTACGGTCGTGAAATGGCTAACAAGATTTTCAACTCCCTGTTGGAACTGACTGATGGACGTTTCGCTGTTGCTTTCCAAAGCATCACCAAGAACACCAAGCTGTGGCTGACAGAACCAACCGTTATCCATAACGGTTACTATGTGAACCACAATGGTGAACGTCGTGACGTACGTGACATCGATACACTGGCTATTGCCAATATCCTTGGACCAAATGACCCGACTGCTTCTAGCCGTTGGGCTGCTACGTTCATGCCTGGTGTTGACCAAGAACGTGCACTGACAGACCGTAAGGAAATGATTGAGCAAGTTTGCGGTGGTAGCCATAATGTGGTGTACACTGGTTACAGCACTCGTCTGCTCCTGAACCCAGCTGTGATCAAGGCTATGCTGATGTGCGCAGCTGATGTTGGTTTCAACATGCGTTTCGTGAGCGCTTACAACCAAGGAGTGTCTGGTTTCGGTAACACAGGTTTCAACTTCGACGGCGCTGCTGGTTTGAGTTCTTCCAGCGTTGGTTCTACTTTCCGTGGTAACATGGGAAATGGTAACCAAGGCAATGTGTTGAACAGCAACAACTACTTCAGCGGTGGCGGTTTGAATCTGTAATTGACACTTCGGTAGTTAAGTAAGAAAGTACCTAGCCTATAATCGGGCTAGGTACTTCCCTTATGCCTTTTATTTTTAAGGTATTCTAATATGCCAGTAACCGTCTTTGAGTTTCACAGATCTTATCTGTTTGGACTCTTTCAGTTTTGGATCATTACTCAGGATAGAAAACCACCACCCGGTAGTAGTTACAAATACAAAACCCAGATGAAATTAAAATTCTTTTGGTTCAACTTCAGCTACATTGTTAATTCTTTTACACCTGGAGTGTTCTTCTACGATGACTTGGAATTACAAGTAAAAGAACCAGAAAATGATTTAGTACATTTTCTCGCTGATTAACAAGTCATATGTGTAGTTTCTTTTTAAACCATATTTAGAAAGGGTTTTATGTCAATTCACTTGGAAGTAGTTGATTTCGAGAAAGTTTATGCAGCACTTCGCGATAAGCCTATCATCATTAATGACTACAGAACAACAGGAATGGATGACAAGACATTTATTAAAGACTTGATTTACACCAAGTACGACAATGATGTTTTGTCTTCAATCCCTCGGTGCAATTGTCCACCTAATGCCGATCCAATTGTTGGAGCTGATCGTGCAGGTGAAGTTTGTCCTAAGTGTAGGGCAAAGGTAAGTTCAAGGTTTGATGATCCAATGGAATCTATTCTGTGGGTACGTAACCCCAACGGAGTAGCACCTTTCTTTAATCCACGTATCTGGAATGCCATATCCTCGGCGATTGGTAATCGGCGTGTTGATGTTTTGTATTGGTTGTGTAACACAGCCTTTAACCTGAAGAACAATGTTAAACCTGAAGTGCTTACTAACATTGAAGCTCTTGGTATCAAACGTGGTTACAACAACTTTGTAGCTAACTTTTGGGAATACATGAATCTGATAGCCAACATGAAAGAATTCAGGCGTAAACCTGCTGTTCGTTCATTGTTGACATTCCTGGAGAACAACAAAGAAAAGATCTTTACAAGATACTTACCTCTACCTAATCGAGCTTTGTTTGTCATTGAACCCACTAACGTGGCCAAGACTTACATGGATCTGATCGGTATTCAGGCTATCGACTCTATTGCAATGATGACCTCTATTGATGTGGTCGGTCAAAGTTTGAGTCTACATGCTAGGGAAAACAGGTCGGCTAAATATCAGTCTGGTATGGATAAGTACCAAGAACAGTATCTTCGCCAGAACATCGCTAGGAAGCCTGGATCCTATCGTAAGCACATGGTTAGTTCACGGATGGCTCCTAGCTTTCGTGCAGTGATTACAAGTATCACTGAACCACATGACTACGAAAAGATCATTGTTCCTTGGAACATTGCGATGACAATCTTCCAACCTCATCTTGAGAACATCTTGATGAAGAACGGAATGAATGCAAACGAGATATTGGAGTTGTTTAACAAGTACATAAATCGTTACGACGAACGGTTGTATAAGTTGATGATGAAAATCATCTATGATTACAGTGAGAAGGGTTTCCCAACTCTATGGAATCGTAATCCAACTTTGGGTAGGTCTTCTATTCTGATGCTCTTCATCGGAGACATCAAGAAAGATGTGAATGATCCCACCGTTTCAATGTCCATCGGATTAGTTGTGTATTTTAACGCTAAAGTAATTGGCCACACTAATAGTAATGTTAGTTGTGAATCTCTTCTAAAAAGGGGAACTCCTGAATATCAGGACAATCCTTTGCGAAGCCTTGGTAGAAATGCCTTGGTGTGCTAAACGGCCATCGAAAGGGTACGTGAGATATCTTACGTAGAACCGAGTAGAGTAGGGTAGCTAGATTGTAGGCACCCGAAACGAAGAGGTACTAACCATGTTCTAGGGGTTCCTGGGATGATGAAGTACAAGATATGGTCTGACCATGATGGTAACATCGTGCTGGTGCTTAACGTACCGGCTAGAGAATAATCGACTCTAGTGGACAAGTGGATTTTGACGGTTTCATATATGTTGCTGTCAATAAACTTTTTGAACTGCTGGGATCTCCTGTTAGACAAGTTCACCAAAGCGGAACACGAAAGTGTAGACGTGTTCATTTGAACAGGTGTGAAAAGAACTTGGTAGGGACAATCAGCACCTAAGACGCTACATATTGCTGTGAAGTAAGATATGCGTAAAGGTCAACGACCAGAGAAAGGCTACTGGGAAGTAGAACCGAGTATTGTAGGGTAGAGGCTAGTGCCCCCCGAAGTGGAAAGATGTCAGGCTTTTAAGCTTTAGATATAAGATATGGTCTACTCCGGTCAGAGATGATCGGCAGTTAACATCTAGACAATGTTAACGACTGGTTTAACGAACCAGTAGTTCTAAACTGTAGTAAATACGGTATGAACGGTTGGCAGAGACGCCATGAACGGTTACCCTTTATACGATAAATATCTTTATCGGGCATTTGAATCATTCAGGGCACATAACTGTGTTTTGGATATCAATGTACCGAGAGCGATGTCATCGTATATGGGTATGTCTAAAACTTGTGTTGGTAGTGGAATGAACTGGATGCATGAACCTGAACCAGATGAATGTAGTCCAGAATCCGAAATGTTCCTAGCTTAAAGAAAGGAAAAAAAGATGCCAGTTATTATGGCTGGTGGTGATGCGTTAGGCTCTGTTCTATTTGGACAACCTAACCAAGCTACCGTTGGTTACTTTGATAGTGTGCGAGATAGGATTGGTCAAAAAGCTAATCATTATCTCGAAGAGTTCGTAGAGACAAGCAAACAGATCTACGATA